CGAGTGGTGGGCGTTACCCATGGATTTATTTCCTCGTCGCGGGTTAGCATCCGTAGCATCGACGCCAGCTCTGTGTGAGCGCACAGTATATCATGTGGTGTTGCTCAAACCACCTTGCTTTCCGATAGGGACCGTCGGTTAGCGACGCATAAGGTCCAATTCAGAAGGGAGCGCGAAATGGAACTTCCAGATCTTCGCGCGCGAGCCGGGATAGAATTTCTCGGTCAGTATCGCAGCTCTGATCCAAATTGGAAAAGGGCAACGCGTAGTCTCAGTCAGCCAGTTAAGAAAGTTGCGAAAGATCGTACGATCGAACGCAAACTGGGCGATCTGGCCTCGGGGCTCGTTGATTGGAGGGACAACAGAAGTGTCACAGCGCCTGAATGGGTGGCGGAAGGACTCGCCCGGTATGGATGTCCAATCCACGCCGTTAAGCCCGATCTTTCGTCCTCCGATTACGAGTTCACCGTCTCAGAACTCGGAGCGTGCAGCTGCAGACGTGACGAGCGATCCACAAGGACCGCCCAACATGTTCGGGTCGTACCAACCGACTACGAGACTCCCATCCGTGAGCCCTCCGACTTGGCAGGCACCAGTCGAAGAGCCAGAAGAGACCCAAAGCCCGGGGTGCCCTCAAAAGCACCACTGTCCAGTGTGTTGGGATCTGATGATTCAAGCACTCATGCTCCGGACCGGCGAACTGCACTTTCCAGTGACGAAATTCGAAGTAAACCTCGTCTCCGAACAGGCAGATCGTGGGATGCCAGGGCTTACCGGGACGCCTTTTCTGCGACACTCAGTGTTGCAGGTGAGGAAGATGGAGGGCGAGAGCCTTATCCATTGGATGTGGTGGTGGATCGCTACGTCCATAAGTCTCATTATGCTGGGGCTCCTTACTTCACTCGGAACAAGCACGTCTTGGACAAAGCTCTCAGAGCTGCTCAGCGGATCTGGGATGGCGACCGCGGTTTTGATCCTTACATGTTTGGTCGTAGGGTTCAGCCTGGGCCGTCTGGTCCAAAAACTCGCCTTGTATGGATGGCGTCGCTCAACACGAGTATTGTGGGCGCGGCGTTCTCGAAGAGAGTCCATTCGAACTTGGAGAGAAGACGTCCATTCGCAATCGGTCTTCGGGCGGTTGAGAAGGGAGCTCTAGTCTCTGAACTGGAGTCGCGGTTTCGTTACGTCTATTCCCTTGATTGGTCGGGGTTTGACGCAAGCGCACCAGCTTTCATGTTGGACGATGTGTTTCGTGTGCTACGGACGCATTTGAAGCTTGATGAGCAATCGCGCAGTGTGTGGGATAGGTATGTAAGCGATTTCATTCATTCGCGTATCATTACGCCAGATGGAACAGTGTTCCAAAAGCACAAGGGAATCCCTAGTGGGTCCGCTTTCACTAGCATAGTTGGAAGCGTACTAAACCTGCTGTTGATGAACTATGTGTTGATCAAGCTCACTGGAGCTGCCCTTAAGTCGGATAGGGTGTGGATTCAGGGGGATGACGTGATGTTTGCGTCAAACTCAGAGTACGATCTCGGGAGTCTAGCACGTTATGCGGCGGAGCTAGGTTTCACTCTTAGCGTAATGAAGAGTCAAGTGATTGACACTCACGCGGAGCGGACAAAGTTGGAAGACTATCCGCATTTCCTTGGTCACCGATGGATGCATGGGTGGGCACACAGAGATCCCATGGAGATACTTCAAAGGGAAGTATACCCTGAGAGGCACGCTCGAAGATCTCGAAAAGAGTCGCTCATCAGGCTTTACTCGTATCTAACTGATGCGTGGGAAGCTCATGAGATTTTCTCACATGTGTATCCGGCCGAAGAATCTATCCACTCACTAACAATGTGCTTGGATGAGATCGGTGATGACGATTTCGCTTTCAGCGAGAATGACCTTCCAGGACAGCTGAGATACTACGCTGCTGTGCTAAGAGAGTCAGACCAAGAGCTAACGCCGATCAAAGGTTTGGCGTTGGG